GGGGGGGGGGGGGGGGGGCAAGGTTGCGCATCAGTTGAGCGTCCCGATCGCGCCGGTCGGCTTGGGGCAGGCGAACGCCGGCCCGCTGTCGGTCTCAATCTTGCGCCAGCCCATCGTCTGCAGGATCCGTGACAGCGCAGGTTGGCCGGGCAGATCATGCGGGAAGTGGTCGGCCAGCAGCGGCCGAAGCCCCGCGAGCGTGATGGTTGCGCGCCCGGGCGTCACCTCCATGATCGCCGCGCGCAGCAGATGGTTGTAGACGTGGCGAGGTACCGGGGCGCGCGCGGGATCGAGCATCATGCGTCCTCCGCAGGGATCATGAGGCGCACGGCGGCGGTACGGATCCAGTTCTGCAGCAGGCCGGTGTCGGCACTCCAGGTACAGCTGGCCGCGACGCCCGCGACGCTCAGCCGATTGGGATCGCGCCCGGCGCGGTAAATCGCCCCATGCTTCTCGACCAGCTCAGCGATCACGATCGCTGCCTTGGCGTCATCGCGGCGAAAGCGTTCGGATGCATGATCGAAGGCAGCCTGGAGCCGCTGGCGACGAAGGGCGGTGCCGGGCATCACAGCATTCCCAGCGCGTGAAGGTAGGTTTCGAGGATCGCCTCCTCTTCCTGCCATTCCTCGCGCTTCTTCTTGCGGATCGCCATGACCTTCTTGGCGGCCTTGACGTCGTATCCGCGCGATTTGGCCTCGGCCCAGACATCCTTGATGTCGTCGGCGAGGCCCTTCTTCTCTTCCTCGAGGCGCTCGGCGCGCTCGATCAGTAGACGCAGCTCGTCGGCGGCGACGCGACCACCGCCCATGCCTTCGCCGCGATCGTCGTCGCTCATAGCTCGTTCCCGGGAATGTGGCCGATGCCGAGCTCGGCCGCGGCGGCGCGCTCGCGGAATGTTTCGCCGCCGCAGCCGAATGGATCGTCGACGCTACCGCCCAGCGTGCGCCAAAACGGATCTGCTTCCTCAAGCTGCAGCAAGCGCGCGGGCTGAGGCACGCCGTCTCGATAAGCCATGTGGTCGAGCGCGTGCGGTGTGCCGGCGTTGAGATTGGGGCCCGTCATGCTTTGGACCGTTCGAAGAGTGCCTCGTGCGCCGCGTCCCTGCAGGCGCCGCCTTCGACGCCGCCCAGGCGGCGCCAGCTATTCCGCACCGCCTTCGAACCCCAGCAGAGCTCTGGCGCATAATTGTGCATGAACCGCATCAGGTCGGGGAGACGGCCCAACGAAACTTCGTCGGCACCGGTGGCCGCGCTAAGCAAGTCGTTGGCAAACACAGCGCTGAGGAAGGTGCCGTTCTCGAGGCCAAACAGGATGTATCCGCGCAGGCCGTCCCATAGATGATCGGGAACCAGTGCTTGGCCGCGGGCGAGCGAACGCTCGACGTCGGCCATGTCGTCGCTGACGACAGTTGCTGCAGCCGCGCTCATCCGAAAATGACCTCGATGCCGGGCGCGCCGGTAATCGCCGCGTAGATTTCGATCAGCACCATCGCGACGGCGAAGCCGGCGATCGCGATCACCGCCGCCAACTCGATCGGCGACTGGATGAAGTCGGCGGGAGCGGGCGGCGTGCAGCTGGTGCAGCGGCAATCCTCGCCATGCCAGGGCACGCCCGGGCCGATATGTTCGTACTTCATCGACGGCTCTCCTGTCGAAGCGCCCAGATCAGGGCGGAGATGTGGAGGACGGTCCCGGTGACGCCGACGACGATCGCGACGCGCGGGAAATGGGTGAGGGCGAAAGCCGCGGCACCGGCGATCATCGCCAGTCCGGCATAGGCCGCGCCCAGGGCTCCGCGGACCTTCATGCGGCCGCCTCGAGCGCATCGTTTTTGGCTCGGCCGGTGCAGCATGAACAAAGGCCGGGCTCGACCCAAGCGCATCCATGCCCGAAGCCTTCGTCGCACGCGTCGAGCTCGCTGCAGCCGCAGATCCTGCAGATCATCGGCGGCGTCTCGGTTGACCCTTGGGCGATGCGCTCGAGCGCGACAAGGACGTCCAGGTCGAAGGGGAATATGCGCCGCAGCGCGACGATCGTCGCGAGAGCGCAGGGCTGCGCATCGGCCTCAATCAGCTCGAGCCATTCGACGCGGCCACGCTCATCGATGTGCGGCTCCGCCTGCAGCCGCGCGGCGACGTCGGCCACGCTGAAGCCCGCAGCGCACCGCCGCATCTTGATGTAGGCGCCGGGGGTCGGGGCAGTCATTCGACCAGCGCCCCTGTCGCGTTGTCGATGATCAGCGCCGCGGCGCCGCCGGCGCGCGGGAGCGGATCGCGATGGAGAATGAAGGCTGCCTCGATCGCTTCGTCGGTGCCGTGTCGCAGCGCTGTGTCCAGCTGACCGATCGCGCGGCTGACAAGCTGCTCGGCCGACGACAGATAGGCCAGCGCCTCGGGGGCCATCGCGCGGCGATCGAGCGCGCGCATCGGGCCGGTGAGCCATTGCTCCAGGCTGTCACGGGCGCTTTCGATCTTCAGCCGATTGTCCAAGGGTCGATCCTTCAGGGCAGCAAAAATCCGCCCCGGTGGCGCAGGAAGTGCCGCCGGGCCGGTAGTTTCTTTGGTGTTCGGAGAAAGCGGCGCGCCGATCAGGGCGGCTGGGCGACGCGGTGCTCGATGACCGATTTGATGATGGCAAGCGCCTCCTGGCTCACCGATGCCGATTCCTCGACCTCGCGCAGCGCGTTGAGCAGCTCCGCTTCGCTGGCGCCGGGGCGCGAGGCCCCGAACAGCGCCAGATGCGCCTGGCTGCCTTCGAGGATGACGCGCTTGGCGACTTCGCCGATCGCGTCGCTGTCGCTGAAGATCTCGGCGTCGGCCGCCTTCAGAATGCGTCCGACCTGCTCATAAAGCGGCGCGCCGGCGCGACCTTTCTGGCGCCAGGCCAGATCCAGCTTGATCTGGTCGAGCACCGTCAGGTTCTCGCGCTTGGTCGGGTCAGTAAGGTGGCGCAGATAGTGCACCTTGCGGCCGGTGACCTCGGCAGCATGCTCGATCTCTAGCGCGCCGAAGACCTTGAACAACGTGTTCTCGATCGAAAGGGGTGGACGGACCTTCGTCATGCCGCCACCTTGCAATGAGGCGCCACCGGCCGGGCGAGAACCTGGGGGATCGCACCCCGGCCGGTGGCGGTCGCCGCCCGCATGGCGGCTGACGCGATTGCCCGAATCTTCGGCGCCGATCGCTGCATACGACCGGCGCCAGGCGCTCTAGGGACGCCAAACGCGAACGCCCGCACGCGACAGGAAACTCCCCGAACACAGGACAAACTGGGGGCCGCCGCGCGCGGGCTCCGGCCGTGATCACGGTGGCCGGATGCAGGAAAAGGGTTCGCCAAAATGGGCGCCGCCGCCGGAGAGGGGGCGGCGGCGCCCAGGCGTTTGCTAATCAGCAGACTGCGGGGCGCCACGATCGCGACGGGTCGCGAGGCGATCGTGTCGTTTCGGCCGGTCTGCCGGCAGCCGAAGGGGGAAAGGGATGCGGGGGCATGCAATGGCGCGCGCGGCGAAGAGGATGACGCCGCGCGCGCCTGTCCGCTCTGATAGCCCGTGCCGTTGCGCGAGCGCGGGGTCGGGCGAGCGGCGGCCCGACGAGAAAGGGTTGGCGCTGCCGTCACGGCAGGGGCTCCATCGAAACCGAGTCGTCGGCGGCGCGATGATTGTCCGAGCGAATCGCCGCCGGCGCGTTGTCGGCCTCGCTTCCGCTGGGCGGGTAGATGTCCGGGCGGAGCTGCTCCTTCGGCACACCAGTCGCTGCCTCGACAGCCTGGCAGAACTCGGCTGGAAGCCCGCGCTTCAGCCACTCGCGTACAGTCGACTGACGCTTGCCCACGAGGCGGCCGAACGCGCTCTGCGAACCCGCTACGCGGACTGCTTTCGCCAACGGCGTATCGATTCGATGCTCCAACGACATTTCGCTAGGTAACGAGATGTCGCTAAGCGAGTCAACCGATTCTTGGCGCTATACCCATAACGGCATGTCGATAGATTTGGCCTCTATGTCGCTGGGGCAAAGAATAGAGGATCGTCGACGCGCGCTTGGGCTTTCGCAGTCTGAACTGGCGCGTCGCGTTGGGATGCCGCAAAGTTCGTATAACTCGTTGGTGAATAGCGATGTTCGCTCCACCAAATACCTGCATCGGCTGGCCCGTGAGCTTAAGACGACGCCCGACTATCTGATGGCTGATACCGACGACCCTGACGCCAATTCGCCCGAAACGGTGCTGTTGTCGGCTGGCGAGCGGGAGCTGTTGAATCTCTACCAGGCTATGGACGAAGTGAGCCAGCGATCGCTGATGCACATTGCGCGATCGATGGGCGGCCCGCCTCCGCCCAAACCAACCGTCCATTCGCCGAAGCTGACCTATGCAGGGCCGCCGCCGCGCAAATAAGTAGCCGGCGAAATATGGAAATTATTATGTCCAATTTGGGTACGAAAGTTGGTGCCGCTCAGACCGCGTTAGTCCAATATTATCCCCCATCGGCAACGGGTTGCGTTCAGTACGGACCGGTTGGGGGCAGCGCAGGTCACCTACGCATTCGACATTTCAGGCGTCCGACTTGCCGTGAGATTGAGCCAGGACGAAGACGCGCTCATCGACTTCTACCGCATCATGGGTGCGGGGGATAAGGCCGCGTTGCTGCATGTGGCGCGCAGCATGGCCGAGCGGGCTGAAGTGCTTGGCCAGACAAAACCGTCGAGCTTCCGGCCGGGCGATAAACGTCGACCAGGAAAAGCCTGATCGACGGTGGGCGGCTAAGTATCACTCCGGTTATAGCGATGTTGGAACTTTCCCCCTATGTTCCTAGCGGGGTTGGGGTTTCCGCCACATGGCAAGTCAACTGCGTCTATCGCCGACGTCTTCGAGCCTGAAGCGGCTCGCTCTTGAATTCATCAAACGATATTGGGCCGAATTCGGCGGCTCGCCCAGTTACGGCGAGATCGCGGCGGCACTTGTCACCAACCGGGAGCGGGTGCGTGTCATCGTGCACCAGCTGCACCGCGAAGGGATGGTCCGCCTGACGGGCGGCCGCCGCGGCATCGTGCTGCCCGATCTCGCCGATAACTTTAGCGAGAGCGATGCGCTGCGGCGGCTGCGCGACCTGGGCTGGACGCACGAGCTGGGGCGCCTCTATCCACCCCAACGCCTCCTGACAAATTCGACCATCCCGCTGTTGTCGGAGCTCCGGCATATTCCCGACGTCGAGATCGGGGATACTCAACATGGACAGCAGCGGCGCGCCGGCCAACGGCGCTCTAGGGCATAGCGTAATCGGCCGGGCGTACGACCCAGTCGTCAGTCAACGGCGCGAGCTGCAGCGTTTCAAGCACTTGGTGCTGGGCAAGGCCCGGCCGAAAACCCAGACACCAACGCGCCGGCGCAAGGGCGCCAAGGCCGAACGCGTCGTGCTCGAGGCCGGGATCGAAGAACAGGTCGCGCTTCGCGAGGACAACCCCGGCGCCGGCACGCCGGAGACGCTGGCGAAATTCAGCGAAGGGTCGTTGCAGCGGTTGCTGCTGTCCGGCGACATATCGGCGGAGCAAAAGGCATATGCCGAATCGATCGCCGACGTCGCAGAGCGGATCGCGAGCGGCGTCCAGGTCCGGACCTGCAGTTTCGAGGCGCGCGTCGATCGGAAACGAAATGGCGATGAAGCATTCTTCGAGCGGCTCGGCGATGTCCGCCGTGAGATGGCCTATACCGAGTGGCGCAGGCAGACGAGCAAGGTGCTCGCGCCGCTGCACGAGATGATCGTCGAGGACCAGGGGTTGACGCTCGTCGCCCGACGATATCGCATGGACAATCGCCGCCTGAAGCGGGTTCTCGCTGACGCGCTGGATCTCTGGCCGAAGATTCTCGGCCGCGTGTGCAAGGAAGTCGACGCCGCCACGCTGGCCGCCGCGCACGCCGGCATCCTGGGATGACGTGATGAATACGTCCGAGGACATGGCAATCGATTGCGCCGCCTACAGCCAAAAGGTGCTGGAGGCGATCGCGGGGCGATTCGGTTTTCCCTTTTCCGTGATGGCCACCGATTACGAGCGAGCCAAATCGGCCAGGTGCTTTGCCGAGGTCATGACCCTTACAGATCGCGGAGCAGCCGGCCCACTTGGCCATCTACGGGCGATGGTGGCCCTCAGCCTGAACCATACTGATTATGACGAAATGTGGCGCGACGCTTACGCGCTCGGTCGCAGCCAGTGGGGATAGGAGCCGTCGATCCCTGGAAACAATCGCCCCTTGGCAAACCGCAAAAACGGGAAAAATTGTCAGCCTGACAAAAAACACCATCGAATTTGCCCACTAAAGCGGCCAAATCGACCCCGCGACAAGTGCGTCCGAAGCCCGCCAGCCCATCCCCGAGGGCGGCGGGCTTTGTCGTTTCTGGAGCTCCCTTCATGGCCCAGCCGAACCTCAGCATTGCTGATCAGCTCGAGCGCGCGAGCGCCGATCTGGACAAGCTCTGTGCCGATGCCCGGCTGGGCCGCCCGGGAAACCAACTCCACCTGCACGACCTAGAGGAACGCGCGCAGCGCATCGCCTCCGCGCTTGTCGCCCCCTTTCGCGGCCGGGACGCCCGGCCGGTCAATCCGCCGCTCGAGATCAAGACCGATCCGGCCGGCAGCACGCGGGCGGGTTGGTGACGATGGCCGCGGCGATCGACATGAACGCGCTGCGCGCAGTCGCCTTTGACGGCAACGGGCCCCAGGTCGTGGTCGATCGTCCCTGGCTGCAGAGCGTCTATCGGGCCCTATGCGGCGAAGACTTCGTCGATACGAGCATACCGGCCGACATGGCCGCCCAGCTCGACGCTCTCTCGGCGATCAAGGTCTCAGCGGGGGAAAAGGCAGGATGACCTTGTCGCTCTCGCCCGCTCAGGAACGATACTTGCTCAGCGCAGAGTGGCGATCGCCCGATGGCTTCTCTGATCGCTGTTGCATGACCTTCCCGCCGCCAAACACCCACCGCGTTCTTATGCGCGAGGGATTGGTGGACCAAGACGGTGTGGTGACCAAGCGCGGGCTCGATGTCCGCCTGAACCTCATCGCTCCGATGCCCCGAAGGACGCGCCACGGATGACCAGGCTCAAATCAGCCGCACAGCGCGCGCCGCAAACCAAAGAGCAGGCGATCGCCGTGCTCGAGGGTTTTGCGCGCGATACCGCGCAGATCGCGCTGATCAATGCCGCCCGGGCGGACGCGATCGCGCAGATCGACGCGAAGGCCGATGGCGAGCTCGTGCCGCTTCTCGCGGGCCTGAAGGACGCGGCGAAGCAATTGAAGCCCTGGTGGGAAGCGAATTTCGACGAGCTGACCAGCGGAAAGCGCAAGTCGATCGAACTCGCCAGTTGCACGATCGGCTATCGGATGCCGCCGCCGAGCCTTAAGTTCGCGAACGGCAAGGACGCCGAAGGCGTCACCGTGCTCCAGGCCAATGGATTTGGCGAGCGCCTGGTGCGTATCGCCTATTCGCTCGACAAGCCGGAGATCCTGAAGCTGCTCGACAGCGCGCCGCCGGCGCCGGCGGAAGGCGAGGCGCCACATCCCGACGCGGAGCGCATAGCGGCGGAAATCGCCAAGCTGGGCGAGCTCGGCTTCTCGAAGAAGCAGGACGAGCAATTCTTCGTCGACGCGAACGTCGCGGACGCGTCGGCCGACGAACTCAAGCAATCGCTGTCGGCGGCCGAATGACCGACGCGGCCGCCGCCTTCAGCCAGCTCCGGCGTGGCCTGGTCCTATCGGCCAAGCAATCCGGGTTTGAGCTGTATGTCGCCGGCAGCGCGTCGAAGCCCTGGGCAACGTCCCTGTTCACCGGTTCGCGCCACACCGCGGTGATTGCGGCGGATCCGTCGCCGGCGTTCAAGCACTGGCTCGCTGGCCTGGCTGAGCTGGACGTACCGATGACCGGGCAGTTCCTGGCGAGCGCCGACGTGACCGAACACGCGGCCGACCCGCATGGTCGCGAGATCGTGACGATCGAGCTGCTCACCGTCGAAGAATAGCGCGCCGATCGGCGCCAATCGAGGAAACCCGCATGACAACGACCATCACCGTCGAGACGCACGATTGGCCGGTCAAGGTCACCACGAGCGATGACGTGACCGGCACGCACACCAGCGGCGGCGTCGAACAGTCGTGGCGCTCGAACACGATGACCGTCGAGGAAGTGCCGGCCAACAGCTCGCGCAGCTTCTACATCACCAGCACGCGGTCGCTGCGTTTCGAAGAACTCCCGGCCGAATCGCAGGCGCCGGCGCCGCCGGCCGACGATCCCTCGCCCTAGGCGTTCGCCTCGGCTCGCGGCGCGACGCGCTGGATCTTCTCGCGATACGTCGCGCGCAGATCCTGCTCGCGCTCCAGGTCCCATTTCAGCTGCCAATCGATCAACAGGTCGGCGACCTGGTCGTTGAGCAGCGCGCCCAGTTTGTAGGCAAGATCGCGGCTGACGGCGCTCTTGCCGTCCAGGACGTTGATCAGTCCGCGCCGCTCGATGCCCATGCTTTCAGCCGCGCCCTTCACGGTCAGGCCGTATTCGGGCAGCAGCGTCTCGCGAATGAACGCGCCGGGATGGCCGGTCATCGGCCGTTTGGTCACCGCCATATCGGCGGCGTTTTCGAACTTGTGCTGGCTCGTCATCGGTGCTCATTCCTCCACGCTAGCACTGTGTAGCATCCCTACACATATTGCAAGCGGAAAGTGTATAGGCGCTACACATAGCAAAAGAGCGGGATCGCTCCCGCCCTTCGCCCCGTGCCTCTCGGCTTAGTGATAATCCTCATAGTCGAGCAGGTGGACCTCCTGTTCGTCGAGATCGACGTGGAAGGTCAGGCGGAAGTTTGCCGTGACCGTCAGCGACCACTTGCCCGGCTGGCCGGGGATCAGCTCATGCGCCTTCCACGACGGGACGGCGAGCAGCTGAAGCGGGTGGGTCATGACGTCGATCGCGCCGATCATCGCCGAAATCTTGCGGACCTCCAGTTGCGACAGGCCCTTCACCGAGGTGCGGGTCGGATCGTCGACCAGCTTCTTGACCCGGCGGTCACGGACGGAAGTAATCTGCATTCGCTTTCTCCTCTTGATGTGTATTCACACTACACACAACGAACGCGGCGCGCAAGCAAAAAGTGTAGCGACGATACACATTCTTAGGAGCGGCGCTTGCTCGTTGGCCTTTCGATCCAGGGCAACATCGCGCCGGTGAAGCGCGGCCTGTCGGACTTCCAGGCGAAGCAGATACCGTTCGCGACGGCGCTCGCGCTCAACGAGCTGGCGAAAGGTGTCCGTGACGTCGAAGGCGAGCTCATCGGCGAGACCTTCGACAGCCCTACGCCGTTCACGCGCAACGCCTATCGGATCGAAGTCGCGACCAAGGCGAAGCCGATCGCGGTCGTCATGGCCAAGGACATACAGGCCCAATATCTCGAGCCCTATGTCGTCGGTGGCAATCGTTCGCTGGGCACCAAACGTGGCATGCTCGCGCCGCGCGCGGTCGGGCTCAACAAATACGGCAACCTGACCCGCGGCAAGCTCGCCTCGTTGAAGGCGAAGCCGAACGTCTTCATCGGCGCCGTCACCTTCAAGAACGGCAACACCGTCAATGGCGTTTGGCAGCGAAACGAAGTTGCGCGCGGTCAGCGCCGCCAAGCGCGTTACGGCTATGGCACCAAGGGCGCTCACAGCGTTGTCGCTGGCGCGCGCACAACGCTGATGCTGCTCATCCAGTTCGAGGACACGACGCCGGCGCCCAAGCGGCTGCCGTTCGAACCTCGCGCCCGCAAGTATCTCGATCGCAACGCCCGCCCCGTTTTCGAGGCGGCGCTCAACCGCGCGATCGCCAACGCGAGGAGATAGCGATGGACTACAACCGGATCCGGTCCAACCTTGGATTGGCCTCCGCTTTGACGGCGGGCGCGCTGACCGCTGCGCCTGTCCAGACGGACGAGTTGCGGCGCCGTGCGCTGGACACGCCGCCCGCCATCGTTAGCGGCAACAAGCTCGGCCGCCGCCTCGGCCGCAAGAAGATGCTCGGCCAGAACGGCGCGTTCTGACGATGGGCCACCTGGTCGACCGTCCGCTGATCGTCACGGCGATCGAGACGCGCGGCCGTGTGCTCATGGTCGTGACTACCGCGCATGTCATCAACACGCCCGACGGCGTCGATCGCGTCATTGTGTTTCGCGAAATGCTGTCGGTCTTTCGCCCGCTCAGCGCCCCCACCGACGCGGTGCCGATCAATCTCGATGCCAGGCTCGCAATGGCCTATCGCGAGATCGAGGCATCGCAGGTCGAAGCCTGCGAACGCGCGCTCGACTTTATCGATAGCGACGGCTTCCTCGCTTTCGACATGGCGACCGGGAGGGTGACGGGATGACTGTCAATAGATCCGCAGCTTTCATGCACAACACGGTGTTCGACATGCCAGCCAGCGAAGGCGCGGTCGACGCGCTGCTGGCCAAGCGCCTCGGCTATTTCAATAACGACGACATCGTCTCGTTCTATGTCGGCGATGTTCACAAGCTGATCGACGTGTTGACGAAACCCGACCCGCGCGAGCTCAATGTGCGCGCCAAGGTCACATCCCCGTTCGGCGTGCTCATTCTCGCGATCGCGCATCGCATCTTCTATGGAGGGCGCAAGTGATCCCTTGGCTGATCGTCTATCTCGTCGACGTGATCACGTCACTGTTCGGCTATGACATGACCGTGCGGTGCAGGTCGGACCGGCGCTGGGGCGTGGAAGCCTTCTGGCTGCAACGTCGACCAGCTGGCCAGCCACGTCCGGGCAAGGTCGGTCGATATCGCGGCGGCCCGATCGAACCCGGCGAGATGATCGCGATCCCAGCTGGCCTCGGCGGCACGACCCACGTCGAGATGATCGGCTCGGCCGCGTGGCTCGGGGCCCTGCCCGATCAGGGCTGACCCCCCGGGGTCGCGGGTCCTTCCTAGCCCCCTATCGAACGAGGGTAATTGCGCGCCCCGATACATGCGCAGCTACGATACCGAAAAGTTGGTTGCGGGGGCGCAACCGGTTGCGGGGAGGGCAGGGTGGGGCTCCTTTCGCTCACGGCCTTCGCGGCGACGCATGGCGCCAGCCGGCAGGCAGCGACGAAATGGAAAAAGTCAGGAGTTATCGTACTTTCCGGCGATCTGATCGACGCGGATAAGTCGGACCGTAAGATGCGCGCGGCCGGTCTCGGCCGCTTCAAGGACGCGGCGCGCCAGGCGCAACCGGCGCCAGCAACCGCAACCCGCAATCGGCGCAAGGTTGCGCCCGAGGTTGCGGCCGTCGTCAAAGACATCGTCGACGATCTCGAGGACGCGATCGACGAAGACGAGATCGACGAAGAGATCGCAGGCGACTTCATCCAGGGGCTGCTCCAGGGACGCTTCGGCACGAAAGTTCAGGCGGCGGCGCTCAAAGAAAATGCCCTCGCGCTGAAGCACTGGCTGGTCGCCCAGAAGGAAGCCGAAAAGCTGGTCGAGATCGAGGTGGCCGAGAAGGTCATCTTCAAGGACCGGCGCGCGGCCCGCGACGCCTGGATGGCCTGGCCCGGCCGGTTCGCCCCGCTGCTCGCCGCCGATCTCGATATCGACGGCGCGACGCTGGCGGAGGCCCTGAAGCCCTATGTCCACCAGCAGCTCGACGAACTCGGCGAGCCGAATCTCGACTTCACCGACCCCGACGAAGATTGAACGCCTCGAGCGCGCGGCGCGCCGGGGCTGGACACCACCCCCTCGAATCAGCGTCCCCGATTGGGCAGACGCCGTGCGTGTGCTGGCAAAGGAGGCTGGCAGTACCTCGGGCAAGTATCGCACCGGCCGGGTCGAGATCGCCCGCGGCCCCATGCTCGCCGCTACCGAGCCTGGTGTCCGCAAGATCTCGGCGATGGTGGCGACGCAGCTGCTCAAGACCACGCTGATCGAGAACCTGGTCGGCTTCCACGCTCATCTCGATCCGTGCCCAATCCTGATCGTCCAGCCAAAGGATTCCTCGGCCTCGCAATTCTCGAAGGAGCGCATCGGCCCCTTCATCAAGGCGACCCCGAAGCTTCGCAGCCTCATCGGAACGAGCAAGTCGCGGGCTGCCGGCGAGACGATCGATTACAAAGCATTTCCGGGCGGGTTCCTGGGGATCGTCGGATCGGGCAGCGCCGATAACCTCGCCCGCCGGCCGATCCGGGTCCTGCTTTGCGACGAGGTCGACAAGTACCAGCCCCTGAAGGAGGGCAATCCGCTCGACATCGCGGAGGAGCGGCAGGCCTCCTTCGAAACGAATTCGCTCAATGTCGCGGTCTGTTCGCCCACGATCACGGGCGAGAGCAAAATCGAGGTCCGCTTCGGCCAGTCCGATCAGCGCCGCGCCTCGGTTGCCTGCCCGCTTTGCGGACACCGCCAGTTCCTGGAGTTCTTCAAGCACGTTCATTGGGACAAGGGGAGCGATGGGAAGACCCACCGGCCGGAGACGGCACGGGTCTATTGCGAATCCTGCAACAAGGGATGGAGCGATGGCCAACGCCTTCGCGCGCTGCAGACCATCCGCTGGCACCAGACGCGGATCTTCGAATGCTGCGACGAGCGCCAGAACCCACTCGATGCATACGGCGCTGCCTGGGCGATCGACGAAGCGAATGGGGAAGATCCCTGCTCCCGGGTGTGGGATTGGTGGGCGTCCAACCGCTGGGGCGTCTACCGTGCGAAATGTCGCCATTGCGGCGTGTGGGCCGTGCCGAACGAGCACGCGGGCTTCCAGGCATCGAAACTCTACAGCCCTTGGCTCAACGATTCGCCGTACAAGATCGCGGGGAAGTGGCTCGCGGCGGTCGATGAAGACGGCAAGCAGACTTTCTACAACACACAGCTAGCCCTCACCTATCGCAAGAACATGGGCAAGGCGCTCAGCGGCGACGCGCTGCTCGAGCGCCGCGAGATGTGGGACGCCGAGGTACCGGACGGCGTCGCCGTACTCACCGTCGGCATCGACGTGCAGGATTATCGGCTCGAGCTCGAAGTCGTCGGATGGGGGCGCGACGAGGAAAGCTGGTCGATCTTCTATCACGTCATCGAGGGCGAACTTTCCGACCCGGAGATCCAGCTGCAGCTGGACGAGTTCCTGCAGCGGCGCTGGTATCGCGCGGATGGACGCCCGTTCGCCGTCGCCGCAGCCTGCATCGACTCGGGCGGCCACCACACGACCGCCGTCTATAATTTCTCGAAGGCGCGGCTCAGCCGCAAGATCTGGGCGATCAAGGGCGAGAGCGCCCGCACCGGCCAACGCAACCCGCTCTGGCCGACCAAGCAACCGACCTCGCGGTCGAAGAAGTCGTTCCGCCCCGTCATCCTCGGTGTGAACGCCGGCAAGGACACGATCCGCGGTTACCTGGGCAAGGAACGCCCGGGCCCCGGTTACATGCACTTCAACGTCGATCGCGACCTCAACTACTTCGCTCAGCTCACCTCCGAGCAGATTGAGGTCAAGGAACAGGGCGGCGTTAAATTCTGGGTGTGGGTGCTGCCGGCCGGGCGCGCCAACGAGGCGAGCGACTGCCGCGTCTACGCGTACGGCGCGCTCCACGGCCTGATGCACCGCGGGTTCAAGCTGAACCGCGAAGCGAACAAGGTCGGCGCCGAGGTCACCGTGATCGAGACGCCGCTGACGACGGCCGCCGACGATCCCCCGCCGGCGGAACCGGACGAGGAAGAGGCGCCCATGCCGATCGCTGGGATGGCGCCCCCGGTGCCCGCGCGCAAGCGCACCAAACCACCGGGCGATCAGCGGCCAGCGCCGGCGCCGGCAGAGCCTCCCACCGCGCCCTCGGGCGCGCCCGCGGCGAAGATGCACGGCCGAAGCGGCCCGATGCGGATCGGCCGACGCCTGGCCTGATAGGAGTTACGATGCGCTACGATCCCAGCACCAGCATCCTTGCTGGAATGGATACGACCGTGCTCCGCGCACGCCTGCTGCAGATGCAGCAGGACTATCTCGACCTGATGGCCGGCCGGAAGGTCCAGTCCGCTCAATATACGCAGGGCGATGGCAGCAAGGCGGTCGTCTTCACGAAGGCGACGATCGGCCAGCTCGCGATGGCGATCCGCCAGCTACAGGCCCAGCTCGGCATCGTCTGCTCGCCGCGTCGCGCGATCGGAGTGCGGTTCGGATGAATCTGTTCTTCGCCATGCTCGTGGCGCACGCCCTCGCAGATTATCCGCTGCAGGGCGATTTCCTATCACGCGCCAAGAACCGCCACGCGCCTTTGCCAGGGGTCCCCTGGTACCAAGCGCTGGGAGCGCACGCGATCATCCACGGGGCCGCCGTTGCCCTGATCACAGGATCGACGGTGCTCGGGCTCGCAGAGGTAGTGGTTCATGCCGTCACCGACGACCTGAAGACCAGCGGGCGCATCGACTATAACGCCGATCAGGCGATCCACATCACCGCAAAGGCGATTTGGGCGGCCGCGGCTATTTGGGTCTTCGGATCTTGAGCCAGCCCCCAGCGCTACTCAATAGCAGCGGCCAGGTCATCTCGCCGCTCACGATCGCGCGGATCCGCGATGGTGGCCGTCGCGGCCGCATGACCGGCTCGCTCGGCGGCGTGAATCAGAACTTCTTTCCATACGATGCGGCCGACTGGACATCGCAGGAGCTGGGCGGCTGGTATCCCCAGGTCCGCTCGCCCGACAGCGAGATCAACATTCACCGCGACCGGATCGCCGGCCGCGCGCGCGATCTCCGCCGCAACGACCCTTGGGCATCAGGCGCGATCAACCGGATCCTCGATTCGACGATCGGTGCTTCCTATCGCTTCGTCTCGAAACCCGATTATCGAGCGCTGCGCCTCTATGCGCGCGGCTTCGACGCGGTGTGGGCCAACGAGTACCGCCAGGCGCTCGAGGCGCTGTGGCGCACCTATTCGGAAGATCTGGGGCACTATAACGACGTCAATCGTCGTCTGACGATCTCGCAGCAGTTCCGCCTCGCGCTCGGCCACAAGCTGGTTGACGGCGAATCGCTGATCGTGGCCCAATGGCGTGAGGACCGGATCGCACCAGGCGCGGCGACCTATGCCACCTGCTTCGAGGGTATCGACCCCGACCGACTGTCCAACCCGCATATGGGCCCGGACACGCGTTACATGCGCAACGGCGTCCAGCTCGACGACGATCGCGTCCACGTCGCCTATCATATCCGCAAGGCCCATCAGTTCGACTGGTACAACGCCACCGAGAGCATGGAATGGGAGGCCGTCGCCCGCGAGGATCCCGACGGGTGGCGCCGCGTCTATCACGATTATGACGCTGATCGCTTCGGTCAAAACCGCGGCGTGTCGATCTTCGCGCCGGCGCTGCGCTCGCTCAAGATGCTGGCGAAGCTCTATGGCACGAAGCTGCAGGCGGAGAACGTCGCGGCCGCATTCGGCCTCTACGTCACCTCGCCATACGACTTCGAGATGGTCCGGCAGGCGCTGGACAGTGAGGACGACGACGAGGCGGCCTTCGGCTGGTACCAGGACATGCGTTCCGAATTTCACTCGGAGCGCGACCTCAACGTCAACGGCGTGCGCCTGTCCACCCTCGCTCCGGGCGAGGACATCAAGTCGGTAGCGCCAGGCGGCGGACAGCAGGATATCACGCCGTTTGCGCATGAGATGCTGCGCGGCTTCTCGGTCGCGCTGGGGACCTCGGCCGAAGAGGTTCACAACGATTATTCGGATTCGAGCTGGTCGGCGGCGCGCGCCGGCATCGTCCAGTCGGAGAAGACCTACAATCGCCGCTGCGACGAGTTCGACATCAACACCGCGTCGCCGATGATCGCGACCTGGCTCGAGGAGCCCTTCGAGCGGAACGAGCTGCCGCTGCCCCGTAACGCGCCGTCCTATCTCGAGATGCGTACCGCCTATGCGCGCGGCCGCTGGCTGGGTGTGGCGCGCGGCTGGGTAGATCCGGTCGCCGAGCGCCAAGGCGTCGTCCTGGGCCTCGATGCCGGCCTCTCCACGCTCGAGGAAGAGTCCGCCAAGCAAGGCCTCGATTGGGAGGAAACGCTCGAGCAGCGCTCGATCGAGTTCCACCGCATGGAAGAGCTCGGTCTCCCGCGCCCGCAATGGTTCGGCAATGACCAGACCGCCAGCGAGGTCGCGCAGAAGCCCGACAAACCCAGCGCACGCGCGATGCGCGGTCAGCTGAGCTGAGGAGCCCCTAATGTTCGTCACAATCACCCGCACTGGCAGTGCGCGCGAGCTGCGCGTGCTCGCCACCGCGATCGCCTATGTTGACGAGGCCGAAGACTTCACGCTGGTCAAGCTGACCTCGGGAGAAGCCCTTCGCGCATCCGAGGATCGCGCGACGCTCGAGGAGCGGATCGACAAGGCGGTTTGCGGCGACCTGATCGTCGGCGAGCTCCTGCAGGCCGACCCTGACCCGATTTCCCCGGTGGTGGCGGCAGCCATTGAGCGCAACAGCCCGCCGAAAAGCAAGCGCCGGTGAGCCGCTTTCCCCGCCACATCGCCACCGGGCTATTCAATGCCCCGTTGGGCCTGTTGCCCAGCGCATCAACGCTCGCCGTGCAGCTGCTCGAGCAATCGATCGGCCTACGCGCCGATGGCGGCGCTGCGACCGACATCGGTGCCGGAGATGAATGGGGTTCGCCGCGGTCGCGCGCGTCCGATCGCGACCGCCCCTATGAGGTGATCGCCGGCGTCGCCGTCATTCCCATCAAAGGCGTGCTGCTGCAGCGGCTACCTGGCTGGCTTTGGTACTACGGCGACATGTACGGCGTCGCGGGTTACGACAAGATCCGCTTTCAGCTGATGCATGCGCTGCAGGACCCGGACGTCGACGCGATCGCGTTCGATGTCGACAGTCCGGGCGGCGACGTCGCCGGCTGCTTCGACCTGGTCGACACGATCTATCGCGCGCGCGGCACTAAGCCGATCGCCGCGATCCTGGGCGAATGCGCCTACTCGGCTGCATTCGCGCTGGTCTCCGCCGTGGATCCCGGGCGTCTCTGGGTGCCACGTACCGGGGGCACCGGATCTGTCGGCGTCATCTACATCCACCTGTCGATCGCCGACTGGCTGGCCAAGAACGGCATCACGCCGACGCTGGTGACCAACGGCGCCTTCAAAGGCGAAGGCAGCGAGCTGCTGAAGCTCAGCGATGGCGCGATCGAGCGCCTGCAGGCCGATATCGACACAGTCGCCAAGCTTTTCCACGCCACCGTCGCGCGCAACCGCAACATGTCGGTTGCCAATGTCGCGAAGACCGAGGCGGGCACGTTCCTGGGCGCCAAGGGCGTCGAGATCGGCTTCGCCGACGCGGTAGCCGCGCCGGACGAAGCATTCCGGGCGCTGCTGAAGCAGCTCGACTGACCCCGGCCGGGCGCCCGGCCCGGTCACAGGCATCTGCGCCTAACCACAGAGGTGAATATGAAGACGACCAGCCTGATGGCCGGCGCGAGCCGCTTTGCGCACTTCGCCGGCTTCTCCCGTTCCTCGCGCCGCGCGGCCGACGATGACAATCGCCAGGACGACGTCGACGCCGAAGACGAGGACAAGGATCCCGACGCTTCCGATGAGGATGGCGACGACGATACCAAGACCAAGAAGTCGAGGCGCGCCCGCAAGGCCGAGGACGAGGACAAGGATCCCGATGCCTCCGACGAAGACGAGGACAAGGATCCCGACGCTTCCGATGAGGATGGCGACGACGATACCAAGACCAAGAAGTCGAGGCGCGCCCGCAAGGCCGAGGACGAGGACAAGGATACCGACGCCGAGGACGACGATGAGGACGAGATGAAGGGCAATAGCGCGTCGGCCAAGGCCCGTCGCCGCGAACAGGCTCGCATCGCGCATATCCTCGGCAGCAAGGCCGCTGCGAACAATCCGGTGCTCGCCGTTTCGCTCGCCTGCACCACGCGTATGACGCGCCGCGAGGCGACCAGGGTCCTGCGCGAACAGCCTGCCCAGGCGAACGACGACGACGGTGGCAACCGCCATTCGCGCCGCGAGCGCCAGCAGCGCAACGCCAACCTCGGCACCGATGCCCCCTCGCTCTCGGGCACGGAGGCCGTCGCCGCGAGCTGGGCCAACACCTTCAAGCGCGTCGGCATCACGCCCCGCGGCTGAGCTCGGCGCTTCCCCATACCTTCCGGCCGGCCTCGTGCCGACCGACCTTGAGAAAGGAGCCCGATCATGGGCCTTCCCACCGTTACCCCGCTTACCGAAAATCGCCGCGAGGGCGGCTACGTCGTCTGGGATCCCAGCAACGGCATGCTGACCCGCGCTCGCGGCCTCCTGCAGTCCGGTGCCGGCATCTGCATCACCGGCCTGGTGCTGGCCGCGCTGCTCACCGGCGGTGCGGGCGTCGCCACGGCGCTCGGCACCAACACCGGCAACGGCGTCATGGGCGCGATCACCGTCGCCGCCAATGCCCAGCTCGGCGATTACAAGCTCGTGATCATCGAGCCGGCCGCGAACGCCGGCACGTTCGTGCTCGAGGATCCCGCGGGCCACATCGTGGGCCACGGCAACGTCGCCGCGGCTTTCAGCGCCGGCGGGCTGAGCTTCACGCTTGCCGACGGTGCGACCGACTTCGTGTCCGGCGACGCCTTCACGATCTCGGTCACCGGTGCGGTCAAGCACGTCCCCTACGACCCCACGTCGACGACCGGCGCGCAATATGCCGCCGCGATCCTGTGGAGCGCATATCGCGACGCGACCTCCGCCGATCAGCGTGCGGTGCTCAACACTCGCGGGCCGATGAAGGTGCAAACCGCCGAGCTCCTCTGGGGCGCGAACGTCACCACCCTTCAGCAGCAGACCACGGCGCTCGCCCAGCTCGCGAAGCTCGGCATCCTGAGCGTCTGATCGGGCGCGGCCGCGCGCCGCGCCCTCAATCCCTCATCCCCGAAGCCTGACCCGGGCGGCCGCCGGCCGCGCCGGCGCCCCCGGCTGCGCTCCATCGCCAGCGCAGCCTCCCGATGGAGCCACCCTTCCCATGACCATGCTGAATATCTTCCGCAACGATGCCTTCTCGGGCATCTCGCTCACCACTGCGGTCGAGCGCATTCCCCACCTTCCGTCGACGCTCGGCGACTTCGGTCTCGACCTGTTCGTCCCCAACCCGATCCGCACGACCGCGCTCGCGGTCGAAGAGCGCAACGGCGTGCTGACCGTCGTGCCGCTGAGCCAGCGCGGCGAGCCGACCAACTTCGAGCGCACGACCGAGCGCCGAAAGATGCGCTATTTCGACGTTCCGCGCATCTTCGCCGGCGACACGATCCACGCCCACGAACTGCAGAACATCCGCGCCTTCGGTACCGAGAGCGAGCTGATGCAGGTCCAGGCCGAAGTCGCGCGTCGCCTCGGCGGTCCGACCGGCCTGACCACGATCCTCGACTACACCGAGGAGTATCAGCGCCTGGCGGCCGTCCAGGGCTACCTGCTCGATGCCGACGGCAGCGTCTGGTACAATTGGTTCGACGAGTTCGAATTCGCCGCGGCGGCCGAGATCAATTTCGACCTCGACGCCAACGTCGAATATTCGCTCCGCCCCAAGATCAACGCGATGGTCCGCAGCATGGCGCGCTCCGCGAAGGGCGCGTTCACCACGTCGACCCAGGTGGTCGCGCTCTGCGGCGACAGCTTCTTCGACAAGTTCGTCACGCACATCGACGTCGAAAAGACCTACAAGAACTGGTCGGACGCGAAGGAGCTGCGCGACGGCGGCGCATTCGGCCACTTCATCTTCGCCGGCGTGACCTGGATCAACTATCGCGGGTCGGACGACAACTCGACGATCAAGATCGCCGACGACAAGGCCAAGTTCTTCCCGATCAAGGCACCGGGCGTCTTCGAAAAGGCGATGGCGCCGGGCGAGAGCTTCGAGTGGATCAACCAGCCCGGCCGCGAGCGCTACGTCGTGCCGATCTTCGATCGCGATCGCAACGCCTGGTGGCGCATGGAGACGTACGGCTATCCGCTGTACATCTGCAAGCGCCCCGAGGTGCTGCGCACCGGCGGCCAGCACGCGTAGGCCGCCATGTCGATCGATTGGGATGACCTGGTGCTGGGCCCCGTAATGGGCATCTTCGGCGAAGACGCCGCGCATGCAGGTCTCCCAATCTATACGCCGCGTGGGCTGCCGGCCTTTGTGCTCGCCGATGCGGTGTTCGATGCCCAGTACGAGCAGGTCGTGCTTGACGGCGAAGGCAGTCAGCAGACCACTCGCCGGCCGGTGCTGGGCGTCCGACGTTCCCTCTTCCCGCGTGACCCCGCGCAGGACGACTTGGTCTACATTCCGGCGACCGGGAAAAACTACCTCGTCAAGAATCCGCAGCCGGACGGGCATGGCCAGGTGCTGCTGCTGCTGATGGAGACGTAGCGGTGGCCGTGACGACGTCCGACGACCTGCTGCAGCTGGTTAACGCGGCCATGATCGGCGCGACCGATGCCCAGGGTCGGGTCTACAAGCCGGGTGATTGGCCGTCCCAGGAGAGCCAATACCCGCTTTGGAAGCTGCGCCTGGTGCACGAGTTTCGCACGTCGCTCGGCCGTGGCGGGGCGATCGAGTTCATCACCGTGGCGACGATCCGCATGGTCGGCGAGGTTTCGGCGCCGGCCAAGGTCGGCGACGCCGGCGCGGCCGATGCCGAGGTCGCGCTTTGGCGCCTCAAGCGTCAGGCCGAAGTCGCGGTGATCAACAGCTATCCGCTGACCGCGCGGATCCAGAACATCCCCACGATCTCCGCGCAGCTCGACTACAGCAGCGATGCGGCAACGCACCTGGCCGGCGTGCGGATCGATTTGCAGCTCGAATTCTACGAGGGGCCCGAGAGCTTCGCGCCTGTCGTGAGCGACGACCTGGAACAGGTCACGATCGCCAACACCAACCTCCCGCCCACCGGCCTTTCGGTCGACCTCCCAACCTAGGAGCTCCGCATGCGCGTCTACTCCGTACCGGGGCGCCTCGTGCGCGACCCGGCGACCCGTCGCGTCGTCGATGCCGATGGCGTCGACGTCAATCCCCTCGATCCCCACTGGGTTCGCCTGATCAACGACGAGGACGTCTCGCTGACGCCGCCGCCGGCCGACAGCGATAAGCCCGCCGGGTCGAGCCCCAAGAAACAGACCGCGCCAAACGGTCCGGAGGCCTGACCATGACCATTCCCTTCCACAACATCCCGGGCAACCTGCGCGTCCCGCTCTTCTATGCGGAACTGGACAATTCGCGCGCCAATACCAACCAGGCGCCGCAGCGCGCGCTGCTGATCGGCCAGAAGACCGCCGCCGGCACGATGACTGCCAACATCCCGGTCGTCTGCCAGTCGACCGTCGACAGCCGCGCAGCCGCGGGCCCCGGCTCGATCCTGGCAGGCATGATCGATGCCTATCGCGCGGTCGACAAGAACGGCGAGATGTGGGTGCTCCCCGTCGCCGACGACGGCGCCGCAGTGTCCGCAACCGGATCGATCACGTTTACCGGGCCCAATACCCGTCCGGGCACGCTGTCGCTGTATATCGGCGGCCGCCTCGTGTCGGTGGCGGTTGCCGTCGGCACGACCGCCAACGCGATGGCCACCGCCGTCGCCGCGGCGATCCAGGGCGCCAACCTCTCGGTGACCGCGGCCGTCGACGGCACGACGCTCAGCAAGGTCAATCTGACCGCCCGCAACGGCGGTGAGTGCGGAAACGACATCGACCTTCAGTACAATTACAAGGGCGCCGCCGGCGGCGAGCAGATCCCCTTCGGCGCGTCGGTGACGTTCGTCGCAATGTCGGGCGGCACGACCAATCCGTCGCTGACCACCGCGCTCGCGAACTTGAACGACATGCCGTTCGATTTCATCGCGTGCTCCCTCACCGACGCGACGTCGCTGGCGGCGATCGCCGCGTTGCTCAGCGACGACACCGGCCGCTGGTCCTGGTCGAGCCAGGTCTATGGCCATTGCTGGATCTGCAAGCGCGGCACCGCCGGCGCCAACGCGACCTTCGCCACGGGGCTCAACAACCAGCACCTCACCAACATCCCGGTGAATGGTTCCCCGACGCCGCCCTGGAAATGGGCCGCGGCCTTCATGGCCGGCGCCGCGGTGTCGCTCCGCCAGGACATGGCCCAGCCGCTGCAGTTTCTGCCGGTACCGGGCGTTCTGCCGCCTCCGCAGCAGTCGCTCTATCCGATCACCGTACGCAACAACACGCTGCTCTATGGCGGCTGCGCGACGTGGTTCGTCGATACCGGCACCGTCGTGATGGAAAACATCACGACCACCTATGTCACGAACGTCCAGGGCAATGCCGACGACAGCTATCTTGAGGTGGAGACGCTGTTCAACTCGATCTACGTGCTGCGCCAGCTGCGTGGCCTGGTCCAGGCGACGTATGGCCGCAAGAAGCTGGCCGCCAACGGGACGCGACTGCTTCCCGGGTCGAATGTCGTCACCCCGGACACGATCCGGGCCGACCTGATCGCCAAGTATCGCGAGCTCGAGGGCGCCGGCTTTGTCCAGCAGTCCGAAGAGTTCGCGGCCAACCTGGTCGTCGAGCAGAACGCGAGCAACCCCAACCGCGTCGACGTCCTCTTCCCGGCCGTGCTGATTGACCAGCTCCGCGTCTTCGCGGTGCTGTTCCAGTTCCGCCTCGTTTAACCGGAGACCGCCAAAATGGCAGACGACCCCAACCGCCTCGCCGGGACCGCTTTCATCACGGTCAACGGCGTTTCCTTCGCGATCTCCGGCGAGGCAGCCTATCGCCCGTCCGGATCCACACGCGAAACCCTCGGGGGCCCGGATGGCGTGCACGGCTTCAAGGAAATGCCGACCGCGGGCCGCATCTCGTTCAAAGGCCGCGACGCCAACCACGTCCAAATCGGCCTGTTGAACGAGGCGACCAATCAGACCGTTGTGCTCGTCCTCGCCAATGGCAAGACTATCGTCGGCCGCAACATGTGGCGCGTCGGCGATCCGATCGAGGTCAACACCGAGGACGGCACCTTTCCCTGCGATTGGGAAAGCCCGGACGTAAAGGAATCCTGACATGGCCGATCCCTTGCCGTTTCCCGCGCGCAACGCGCCCCAGGCCGAGATCGATGCCTATCTCGAGAGCGTCGACTATCAGCTCACCGTGCGGCTGCGCACGCCCGTTCCGCTCGGCGAGATCACCTACGCCGAACTGAAGCTGCGCGAACCGACCGCGGCCGAGTGGACCCGATGGGACAAGCTCAGCGGCATCGAGGCGGATATCATGGCGGTCTCGATTGTGGCCGGCGTGCCCGAGCCGGTCATCCGTCAGATTGGCGCGAGCGCGCTCATGAAGGCCTCGAGGTTCATCCTGCTTTTTTTGGACTGAGGCCCACACCTGACGAAGAAGGCGTGATCCTGGCCGGCCTGGGGATGCGGTTCGGCAAATTTCCGGACGAAGTCGCGACGCGGCCCTGGTCGCAGCTGAGAAAATGGTGGGACTGGTCGGGAGGCCTCTAGCATGAGCCAGCCGACGTACGGCATCGCCATCACCGCCGACGACAAGACGGCGAAGGGCGTCGCCTCGGCCGAGCGTAGAATCGGTAGCATCCCGAAGCGTGTCGACGCCGCCAATCGATCCTCGATCGGCCGGTCGTCGCGCGCAATCCTGAAGACCCTTACCGAGACGGAGAAGGCTGGCGCGAAGCTCTTCGGAGGCCGTTCCGTTATGGCTGGTGTAGCCAAGCGGTTCGGCGCGATCGGCGAAGCAGCCGGCGCGATGAGTGAGGGAATGAGCGCTGCCGCGGCCGAGGGCGGTATCCTAGGCGGTGTGGTGGGCACTGTGGGCGCCGCAGTAGCAGGTACCGTCGGTGTGCTCGTTGCAGCTGGCGTCGCCGCCTTCAACGTCGCCAACGGCTGGAGCAAGACGGCCGCGACGATCGGCAGGACTGCCGAGATCATCGGCGTCGGCACGAAGGCCATGCAGGAATTCGGCGCCGCGGCCGAGCGCATGGGCGTCGACAAGGACAAGGCATTGGGCGGCCTGGGCGGGCTGTCGCAGTCGCTCAACGACGCGCGCTATGGGCGCAACACCCAGGTAATCGGCCTGCTCAACAAGCTTGGCATCCAGCTGGCGATCGGCGCCGATGGCGACGTCGACGTCGAAAAGATGCTGCCGGCGATCGCCGACGCCTTTTCGCGGCAGGGCAGTTCGGGGAAGCGCACGATGGCGCGGATCCTCGGGGTTCCCCTCGATACGATCCCCGTCTTCTCCCAAGGCGGAAAAGCCCTGTCCGGCGACATGGCTGACACGGAAAAGACCGGGGTCATCCTCACCCCTGACGATATCGCGCTCGGCAAGCGCCAGGTTAGGCGCAATACGATCGGTTCGCAGGAACTGCAGGGCAAGATCCTCACCCCGCTCAAGCGGGGCCTGACAGGCGGGATCGACGGCGCCGAGACCTGGGCGCTCAACAAGCTCGGTATCGGCGCCGACACCATTGATCGCGCCGGCGGCAAGATGGACCGCGCGGCCGACAAGATGGACCGCGCGGCGAGGAACTTCAGCACCGTCGGCGGAGGCGGAGGCGTTCGAAACGGCGTGCTCGGTATGTCCCCCAAGGACGTCGTCGACCTGAAGAAGCTTGTGCAGACAGAGTGGGACGGGAAAAACGTCAACCAGCTGAAAGGCATTGTGGACGTCGTCATGAACCGCGTCGCAACGGGGCGATGGGGGAGCACCGTCGCCGACGTCGCGAACGCTTATAACCAGTTCTCCGATATCAACGGGCCCAACGGGCGGCGCAAAGGGCGGCATTCCGTCGACGACGTACCGTTGTCCCTGGTCACGGGGAAGACGAGCGCGGCGGTGGACGCCTATCTTCGCGATCGAGCAAGCGGCCAGCCTTCAATCGTAGGCGGCGCACTCAACTACGCGAACCCGTATTACTCCGACGACAAGAACAAGCCGTGGATCAACAAATTGGACGGCCCGACTTTCGGCTCGGGCAAGTCGATCCATAAATATGGAACGGTCCCGGGCATGAAAAGCGCGGAGCCCGGCGACTTCAGCATCGGTTTGCCAGGTGGAACACCGCCGGAAGTACCGGTCAAAGTGACCGTCGAGCTCAAGAATGCTCCGCCGGGCACTCGCGCCACGGTCACCGCAGGCAAGTCTTCTAAACCGGCAGTTAGTTGGGCGCTCGCCCCGGTCCACGGGGGCTGATGACGAGGTCATTTGGGGCAGGGTGTGGGCGTGCGCAGCGAAACTGGTGTGAATCTCGTTCCGGAAAGAACATAGCGCCGAGCGGAGCAGGTCGTACCGACCCCGTCATTTGGGCCATAAACCACGAGGAGCGCGTCGCTCTCAAGCGTCGCGCGAATCTCGTAGATCATCTCCGACCCGCCCACAAAATCGGAAGGTGCCTCGATCACGATTCGCCTGTGCCGGTCAACGAACCACGAGCTGTCACAGCCAGGCCCGCATGACACGTTGGATCGATAATAGTCGCGGTTAAAGCTGGGCCTCTTGTCGGCGTTCCGAAGAATTTGCGACAGTAAATACGGCTGCTTGTGACCGTCCGCGAAGCGGAACGGGGGCATTCGCTTTTGAGCGACGGCAGTTCCGGCCGTCACACAAAAACATAGCCCGACAAGCGCCGCAGAGAGTGTCCTGATCATCTGCGCGACTCCGTCGAGCTGGACAGTTACCACAGGGTTGGGAGGCCTCAAATGCCGCTTTTCGGGGGCAATCTCCTCCCAGCGTCGTTTCGTGGCGCGCCTTTCGCGGTAACGCGCAACGACTCACAAGGCGGCCGGCGCATCGCGCTACATCAATATCCCGGGCGCGACGAACCCTGGGCCGAAGATATGGGGCGCGCGCCGCGGCGGTTCCGCTTCAGCGGCTTCATCGTCGACAACGACGTCGTCTTCGCCGGCGGTCCTATCCAGCTGCAGCGCGCGCTCCTGATATCGGCGCTCGAGGCGCAAGGCCCCGGCCTGCTGACCCATCCCACACTCGGCGTCATCAACGTCGTCGTGACCAACGCGGCGATCGGCGAGGATCTCGGCGCCGGGACCATGTCGACGCTCGACATCGAGTTCTCGGAGGCTGGTAAACGCCAATATCCGACCGCCAAGAACGCGACCTCCGGGCTGCTGACGATCGCCAACCAGGTCAAGGCCGCCTTGGTCGCCGACGGCGTCCGATTGATCGCGGAAGCGGTCAATGATGGCGCGCGACGGAAGGATCTTCAAGTCACTGCGGCGACGTTCACCACCAAGGCGATCGGGCTGGGCGCCGACGCCACGGCCCTCTATCGGGTGGCGTCGCTGCTGCCCGGCGAATATGGCCGATTCGCCAGCGGTTCGAACGCCGGCGCCTTCGGCATCTCGCAATCGCCATTCGACAGCGCAACGACGATTGGTGACCTGATCGGCCGTTCTTCAGCGTTGCGCTCCTCGATCTTGAGCGCGACGACGGCTGCCGGGGAAGCGATCGACACCTCCGACCTGGCGTACGCCCCCGATATAGGGTCGACAGCGGTCGCGCTGGTTGAAAGCCTGGCGGCCGCCTGTTCGGATCCGGCGGACGCGATGCGCCTGCTCGGTCAGCTGGTGACGTTCGTGTCACCGCGGCCAGAATCACTCACGCCGATCGGCATCGCCTATGCTGGCATGATCCGTCGTGCCGCCGCGGCCGAGATGGTCAACGCCGGCGGCCGGTACCAGCCATCGAGCGCCGACGAAGCAGCGGTCCTCATCGGGCAGCTGGCGGGCAGCATCGGCGGCCTGGCCGAGGAAGCGGCCGACGCCGGCGACGACGACAGCTTCCGCGCGCTTCGCGCGGCCAGGGGTGCCGTTATTCGGGATCTGCGTTCACGCGGTGCGACATTGGCCAGCCTGCGCGCCTGGACGATCCCCACGGGCTTGCCGGCGCCCGCGCTCGCCCAGCGCCTCTATCGCGATCCGTCGCGCGCGGCCGAGTTGATCGCCCAGGCCGGGGTCCCGCACCCGTTGTTCATGCCGACCGATTTCACCGCGCTTGCCGCATGACGCTCTCGCTCACTCACCTGCCCGAGATCGTCGTCACCGGCACGAAAATCCCGCGTGACCAGGACGAGGTCTACATCAACGTCAACGACCAGGAGCTTGGCGGCTGGGAAGAGGTGGAGATCACGCTTCGCCTCGAGGGTTTTCCGAACAGCTTCACGATCGCCGCCAGCGGGATCTCGCCGGTCGACGGCAAGCTGGTGCCGATCGAGGGGAACGATTGCACCATCCTGATCGGCACCGACAAGGTCATCACCGGCTATGTCGACCGCAGCAACGAGAACGGCACCGCCACGTCGCATGGTGTCAGCATCCAGGGGCGGGGCAAGACGCAGGACCTGGTCGATTGCTCGGCCGAATGGCCGACTGGCCAAATCTTCAAAGGGACCGCGCTCTACATCGCGCAGCAGCTGGTGCTGCCGTACAAGTCAATTGCGGTCGAGATGGGCCCGGGGGCATCGCCGGGCCCGGAGGCCAGCGGCTGGTCGCTCAATTATGGCGAAACGGCTGCGGAGATCATCCAGAAGTTCGCGCGTAATGCCGGGCTGTTGGCGTACGAGGATTCGAGCGGCAAGCTGATCCTGGCCAAGGTGGGGGACAAGAAGGCGGCGAGCGGCGTCGTCTATGGCGTCAACGTCGAGAGCTGGTCGTGCGAAAACAGCATGGACGGCCGCTATTCGGACCTGGTCTGCCAGTCGTTTGCGACACTGAACGCGATCGATGAGCTGAAGGGGCCTGGCAACACCTACTTCTTTGCCACCCAGGACAAAGAAGTCCCGCGGCATCGGTTGCTCTATGTGGTGGCCGAACCGGTTGCGGCGGACGTTACGGAGTTCAACAAGACAAAGGCGCTGTGGGACATGGCGCGCCGCTCCGGCCGCTCGCACGTCGTCCACGCGACCGTCGACAGCTGGCGGGATAAGGACGGCAAACTCTGGGCGCCGAACACGATCGTGCCGGTCGACCTTCCGGGTAATCGCGCCGGCGCCGAGCTGATCCTCTCGGAGGTCACGTTCCGGCGCACAAATGGCTCGGGCACGACCGCGGATATGTTGCTAATGCCGCGCGAGGCCTTCGTGCCGGAGCCGTTCGTCGTCGCCCAGGTCAATGCGGCCGACGTCAAGGGGGCTTCGTCGCAATGACCCTCGGCCGGCTGTTCGGCTTCGGTCGCGTCACCTCGATCGACGATACCGGCGATGCCCAAGTCCTGCAGGTCACTCAGGGCGCTAGCGGGACGGGCTTCAAGGATCGCATCCTCGATAAGATTTTCCGCCTTTCGCAGTTCGGCATCGCCTCGGTACCGCCGCTCGACGCCGCGGTCCTGATGATCCACCTTGGCGGCGATCGCAGTCAGTCGTTCGTGGTCGCAACCCACCATTCGCCGTCGCGGCTGAAGAACCTGCAGCCAGGCGACAGCGCGCTCTATGATGTCCGCGGCGCCGCGATCACGCTGACCGCTGACGGCCTCGATATCGACTGCGCAGGGAAACCCGCGCGGATCCACAACTTCAGCTCGCTGACGATCGAGGGCGACCTCCATGTCACCGGCGACGTCATCACCCGCTCTGCGGGCCCCACGGTCAGCGTGAACGGCCTCCGCGATGCCTTCCACGCGCACAAGCATTCGGGCGTCGCGACGGGCGGCAGCCTGACCGGTCTGACGGACCACGACGCTTAGGGTCATCGATGAGCGACATTGCCACAGCATGGAACGCCGAAGGCAGCTTCGGCGACTGGACCGTCTTGGCGCCGAGCACGGTCGCCTGGACCGACGAGCTTGGCGACAGCATTCGGGACGAGAATGGCCGGCCGGTCGATGCGCTGTTCACCGCCGGCGGGATCCTTGCCACCAACGACGATCTCTTTACCGCGGCGCTGATCAGCATTTTCTCCGATGCCGAGGCCGGGCCCGACGACAAATCGCCGCTCGGCGACGACGATCCGCGCGGCTGGTGGGCGGGACCGATCGGGTCGAAGCTCTGGCTTCGCTCGCGATCGCGCCTCGACGCGATCTCCATGGCGCTGGTCAAGCACGATATCGAAAACGCGCTCGACTGGATGATCCAGGACGACGTCGTCGTCGCGATCGATGTCGAACTCGAGCCGATCGAGCCCGGGCAATTGCACGTGCGGATCGGCTTTCGCCGCACCGACGGGACGAAACGCGCGCTGGCCTTCGCCGCCCTCTGGGAGGATCTCTGACATGCCGTATGATCGCCCCAACCTGGGCGCGCTGCGCGACCAGGCGCAGGACGACATCAATGCCGCTCTGCCCGGCGTGGATGCGCGGCTGCGCTATTCCAACCTTGGGGTCCTGGCGGAGGTCGTGGCTGGCATGGCCAACGGCCATTATGGCTATCTCGACTGGATCGCGCTCAATTCGGTGCCGTTCACGGCGACGGGCGAGTTCCTGGAAGGCTGGGCGGCGCTCAAGAACGTCTATCGCAAGCCGGCGAACTACGCGACTGGGTCGGCTGAGTTTCCCTCCACCGCCGGCCGCAGCATCCCGAGCGGTACGGTGATCGCCCGGTCCGACGGTGCGACCTACACGACGACGGCCGATGCCGATGAAGACGGTGGAACGATCACGGTCGCGCTGCGCGCCGATCTCGCCGGCGTCGATGGCAATGCGGACGACAGCTCCGCGATGGAACTCGTCACGGGCGTTTCCGGCGTGACCGGTTCGGGATCCGCTTCGGGCGCGATCACCGGCGGCGCCGATGTCGAAGCAGATGCGGATCTGCGCACGCGGATGCTGCAGCGCTATGCGGCGCCGCCGCAAGGCGGGGCTGTTACCGACTATCCGGGCTGGGCGCTCGAGGTGCCGGGCGTGACGCGCGCCTGGCTCAAGCGCAATGCTATGGGCCCGGGCTCGCTCGCGGTCCTGTTCATGATGGACGACGCCCAGGCGGCCCACGGCGGCTTTCCACAGGGAACCGACGGTTGTTCGACCTATGAACCCCGCGCGACAGCGGCGACGGGCGATCAGCTCACGGTCGCCAACTACATCTTCCCGCTACAAAGCACGATCGCGCTCGTCTACGCGGTCGCGCCGATCCCCAACGCACTGACCATCACCGTCGCCGGACTGACTGGCGCCAGTGACGCGCTCAAGACGGCGATATCGACGGCCTGCGCAGCCGCGTTGCGCGGCGCCGGCGTGCCTGGCGGCATAACCTATCTATCGGTCCTCGAGGCGGCGATCGCCGCGGTCCCGGGCAGCACCGGCTTCGTCATCACCAATATCGCCTGCAGTGCGGGGTCGATCATCGGCGGCGGTGGCGTGGGCAACGTCCAATCCGCCGATGGCGCGCTGGCTACGATCGACGAGCTGATCTTCAGCTGATGTCGCTTCCATATCCCATCTTCGACACGGATCCCGGTTATGCGGGGCCGCCTAGCTACACGCCGATCGACCCCACCGCGCCGCCGGCGCCGTCGATTCCTACCGCACCGCCGGCGCCGGCTGGCGTAGCGCCTGGTACGGTTCTTCCGCCTACGCCGCGCCCGGTACCGCGCCGCGCCCCGACCAACCTGCCGATCCCGGTGGTTGCCCAGGTTCCGCGCTATGCTGCTGCCGACTATGCGGTTGCGGCGCGCGGACTGATGCCGCGCGGCCGAGTGTGGCCGCAAGAGCCCGGCACGGTGCAGGAGGCTGTGCGCGAGGCGGTCGGCAAGTCGTTCGAGCGATCGGACGGGGCCGGCAGCATGTTGCTCGACAGCTCGCAACCAGGGCAGCTGACGCCGCTCTTGCCCGAATGGGAAGCGACGCTCGGCCTGCCGGATCCATGTGCTGGCGCCACGCCGACCTTCGCGCAACGCTGCGACCAGGTCCGCGGCCGCTTCGTCAACGCCGGCGGCCAATCCCGGCAGCACTTCACCGACTTCGCCGCCGCGCTCGGCTTCACGATCACGATCACCAACTACGCACCCTGTCGCGCCGGCATCAGCACCGCCGGCAGCCCTGTCTGCGGCGACGAGGTAGCCTTCGTGTGGGGCGTCACGATCGATGACGTCACGGGCGACCTGCCGATTGCCGTGCTGAAGTGCGAGCTCGAGGCGGTCCAGCCGGCCGAGGGCACCCTGATCTTCCTGAACGCTTAGAGGTCACATGCAGAGAATTGACGGGCCGACGCGCGCGGCCACGCTCCCGGCGCCATTGGCAACCGGGACGGGCGCTGCTGCGCCCGGCTATTTCGCCCACGGCGATCTCCTCACCGGCGTCCCCTACACGACGCTCGATCCCGACTGGTGCAACATGGTCCAGGAAGAGATCATGGGCGTCGTTGTCGCTGCGGGCGAGACGCCCAGCAAGAGCGACCACACCCAGCTCCTCACCGCGTTGCAGACCTTGTTCGTCGGCGCAGGCGGCGGCTCGGGCGTCATCATCGGCGCCAACGAGGTCTCCATGCCGCTCCCGGGCGGGTTCATTCTAAAATTCGGCACGATCAGCGGGACGTTCTCCGAAGGGGCCATGTCGCACACGTTCGACAATCCCTTCCTGACGAAATGCTGGGTGGTCATTCCGGTGTCGATCAACACCGCCGGCGACAGCGCCAAGAACATCTGGCCGCAGCGCCAGTCTCTCAGCCCGGCTGGCTTCACCCTGTTCAACAATTTGAGCGGGGGCTCCGGCACGAACTCGATCGACGGCGCCGACTTCATCGCGATCGGCAACTGAGGGGGCGACCATGGGAAACACGATCCCCGACTATCCGCCCGCGCAGCAGCCGCTCGCTGGCGACGAGCAGATCGCGGCCTGGCAAAATGGTAAGCAAGTTTCGCTGCCGGTGAAGCCGATCACGGACGCGGCGGCGGGATCGGCGAAGGCCTGGGCGCAATCCACGACGCCGCCTGATCCGACCGATCCGACGTCCAAATCGGCCAAGAGCTGGGTCAATTATCTGCTCGGCAACAGCAGCTTCCTTGCTGTGGCCACCGATCTATTACTTGGCGCGGGTAGTAAGATCGCAACCGTCGGGGCCGACCTCCTCAGCGGCACAAGCTACATTGCGTCGGTCGCAGCTGACCTCGCGCTCGGCGGCGCCTCGCTCATCCGGCAGGCGATCGCCAGCGCGGCAGCGGCGGCAGCATCTGCGACTGCGGCGGCCGGGTCTGCCGCGGCGTCGGCGGCGAGCGCGGCCAGTGTGCCAACAGGCGCCGGAATGGCAGCAATCCGCACGACGGGCCGAATGCCGGACAATGTCGGCGTTACCGGTCAGCCTGGCCTCGTGACCGACACGCTCGACTTCTACAGCGGCAAGACCGCCAGCGGGTGGGGCAGCGCGATCAACCTCAAGACCGGCGCCATCGTAAATCGCGACCAGTTTGTCACCGACTTCGCGATCGGCACCTACCCGACCAGCGACCTGCCTTGCGTCCGGACAGGCCAGGTCACCAACCTCATTCCTGAGGACGCGGTGCGAACGCCGCCCAACTTCGCGACGAACGTCGCGGTGCAGCATCCGACCTACGGTGTGCTGGCCTATCCCCAATCGACGATCCTGATGAGCAGCCTCAATCCGGGCAACGGGACATTCACCGTCAACATGCCGGTGGTCGGCAAACTCGCGATCTGGATGAACGGGCCCGGCCAGGTCGTGTCTGCGGCGGGCGCGAGCAGCCCGGCCACCGCAACCAACTTCGGCACGCTCGTTTCGGCACCGGGGGCATGGCAGGCGCTAAATGTCACGGCCACCGGCAATGTCGCCCTGACGCTGTCGGGCACGGACGCCACGACCAGCATCCAGGTCGAGTATCGCACCAATCAGCCGACCTTGTCTGTCCCGACGCCCTTCAAGGGCTCGACCGGTACACGCACGGCGGATGCTTTCCTCGCAAGCGGCACGATGCTGAGCAATTGGCAGGCACCGAGCGGCACGGCGGTGATCGATGCGCACCGTCTGTCGGATGGAGGATCGGGCGCGGCAACCGTGGTGGCGTTCAACGGCGCCGCTCGCCTCTACATTGGTAACGATACGTCGATCACCTACACCGATGGGACGCACTCGGTATCGCTTTCCCTGCCATTCTCCACCGTTGCCAATTCGGTGCCCCGCATCGTCCTGGCGTGGAGCGCCGGCAAGGTGCAGCTATACGCCGGCAGCGCGGCGCCCCAGGCCGTAGCCTTCGACCTCAATAACGGCGTGGCGCGAACCAGTGTGCGCTATGGCGCGCCCGGCACAGATGGGCAGCAGTCGCTCTGCGGCGGGATCGCGCGCGTTTCCTTCGTGCTCAACAACGCCATGCTCGATCCGGTCGATTGCTACGATCTCGCCAACCAGGCGCGGCCGATCCCGAAGGCGTCGGCGCTCGTCCGCGACGTAGAAGCTAACGAGCCGTTCCCGGTCTGGCGCAGCGGCCTCTATGAAATGTCGCAAGGCCGCGTGCTGACCAACGGCGTGTGGCCGATCTTCATCATGGTCGGGGCCTCCACGACGCGCGGCGATAATCAAGCCGGCGCCACCACCTGGGCGTCGTCGATTGCCGGGCGCTGGGCGATCCGGGAAACGGCGGCTGGCTATCCCTCCTACATGCGCGGATTGATGGGCTCGGCGGGCTACACTTCCGCCTCGGCGATGACCAACAATTACAACCCGCAGATGTCCAAGAGCGCGGGTTGGACCAACGGCTGGGGGCTGACGGCCGGCGGCGGCACGCTCAGCACCACCACGGCCGGATGCACTGAGCAGGAAACGCCGCTTGAGGTGACCAACGGCTATCGCTGGTTCCTTTTCACCAACAATGGCGGCGTGGCCGGCGTCTATGGCCGCGTCCAGTTGACGGCATCGGACGGCACGCACACGGCAACCAAGACGTTCGACTGCAACCTGGCGGCCGGCGTCAGCATGGTAGAGATCACTGCGGCAGACCTGGTTGCGGCTGGGGTTGTTCTTGGCGCTGGCGCAGTCACCTATACCCTGACGACCCTCGACAGCGGCAAGCGGGTGTCGATCGCTGGTCGCTTCCCTTGGAACAGCCTGACGCCGCACGTCATCGTCCTGACCGCAGGCGCACCGGGCTACACCGCCGAGGCGATGGATGTTGACGCCATATCGTCAGGCGCGGTCGAAAATAGCTGGTATGAACCGCTGCGCCAGATGCAGCCGACTTTCATGACGCTGGAGATCGCCGGCAACAGTTCGGTCAACCAGACGGCCTTCGCCGGCTTCAAGACGGCGATCAACAACCTCATTGCCAAGAGCGTCGATACCGGCGCCGACGTTATGATGATGACGAACCTGAATCTCGGCACGACAGTCGTGGCGAAGAATATTCAGGACAAATATCAGAACTACGCCATCGGCCGGGTACGTCCGCTGGGCGGGCGCGGTACGCTCGATCTGTACAACCTCTTCGGCAAGTCATCCGACCTTGTGTCGATGGCCTTGCAGAACTCCGACAAGATACACCCGACTGGGCTGATCAACTCAGCGTTCCCGCTCTCGGGCAACGATATCATCGGCAAGCGCTTGCAGGACCTCATGGGCCGGGCCGCGATGGGCATCTAACCGCCCAACTACCAGCAGGAATAATCATGACACTCGACGACACCAAGTTCGCGGGCGACATCGTGTCGTTCGGCGTTGTTTTCGGCACGCTTGCGCAGTTCCTGCCGGCGATCGCCGCGCTCGCCTCGCTGATCTGGACGCTGCTCCGGATCTACGAAGGCCCGACCGTCCAGCGCGCGATCGCGCGCCGGCGCCGGCTTCCCGAATCCCAGGAGACCAGCGATGGCCAATCCTAAGACGATCATCGCCGCGGTTATGTCGGCCGCCACCATCGTCGCCGGTGCGGTGTCGCTGACATTGAGCGGCACCGCGCAGCAGGAGGGCACGGTTTACCGCGCCTATCGCGACATCGGCGGGAAATGGACGATCTGCAACGGTCACACCAAGGGCGTGCGCGCGGGGATGATGGCGACGAAGGCTCAATGCGACGCCTGGCTTCGCGCGGATCTCCGCGCCGCGACCGCAACCGCACTCGAGATCAGCCCCGAGCTCGCCGAGAAGCCGAGCGCTTTGGCGGCCGCCGGCGACTTCATCCTGAATGCCGGCGACGGCTGGTACCGGCGTCGCAACAAGGCCGGCACGCCGTCGCCTATGCGCGCGGCCTTCGCCAGGCGCGACTGGCGCGGGGGCTGTGAGGCGTTTCGCGGTTATATCGTGCTCTACAGGGCGCCGCGGGTCGTTCCTGGTGGCCAATGCCGCCGCAACGCGGCTGGCGCGCTCTATTGCCAGGCAAACGGCCTGATAAACCGGCGCGAATACGAGCGCCGCCTTTGCCTGACCGGTCTGTGAGCACGAAGCGCCGGCGCGAAGAGCGCCCGATCACCGCGGGGCCGCACGATCGCGCCAACCAGCTCGAATCGGATGCTGTGCCGGCGCGGAGCGCCCGCCTCGAGGAAGTGCCGGTCGATATCGTGCTGCGGCAGCTGTCGCGTAATCCCTGGAGGTTCTGATGCCATACCTCATCTCGCTGGCGCTCGGCTGGAAGTGGCCCATCTGGGCCGCCAAATTGTTCGGCTGGGCCATACCGATCATCATTGCGATCGCGCTCGTCATCGGCGCGATCGCGCTGATCTATCACCGCGGCGAAACGGCCGGCGGCGCCAAGGTCCAGGCGAAGGCCGTCGCTGCGCACACCAAGAGCGTCACCGACGCCCGAACGGACGAGCGCAAGGCCCAGGACGGCAGCGCCGCTGTCGGCGCGGCCGTCGGCCGCGCGAATGATGAGACGAGTGCGGTCGTCACCGCCAAGCGCATGGAGATCAACAATGCGGTCAATTCTACGCCTCGCGCCGCTCCTGGCGCTGCTCCCGCTCGCGTCGACACTGTCGGCCTGTCTGCATCCGTCGATGCCCTCGTCGATCGCGCGAACCGAGCGGCCGAAGCTGCCGACGCTCAACCCTGAGCTGACGCAGACCGAAAAGCTAACGCCGATCGGCAAGCCCGAGACCGGCGAGCTGGTGACGGTGGATAAGGGATGGCTCGCGGCTGTCCTCGATCGCTTGGCCGAAGCGATCGGCGCGGTGACGCGCGGCAACGAGCGCGCCGGCGGCGTGAAGCTCGAGCGCCGCTGCACGGCGGCCGTGCTCGAGGCGGGCAAGGCCCCGGCGGACTGCCCGGCGAAATAGGCGCGACTTGCTTCGTGTTCCACGTTTGTTCCAAATGGGGGGATGCGACTCGCGAAGGACAGAGCGATCATCTACGCATTGGCGGCGCTCGATCAGGCGCGGACGCGGGCCAACCGGGGCGCATTCGAGCCTGACACCGCGATCGTGGCGATACTCGCGTTCCTCTATGCGAACGGGCAGGGAGACGCCGACCCATATCGTCAGTTCCGCGCAGCTCTATCCGACGGACACCAGGGAGCCTGGAGCAACACGATGGGCAACGTCCAGCGGGGCATCGACGCGCATGGTGCCTGGCTCGGTATCTTGCAGGATGTCGGTCTGGTCGAATCGCCCGAATTACTGCAGATCGTTTCCGAGATTCGCGAAGGCGCGTTCGCAGCTCAGGAGGCGGCCATCTGTAATCGCTATCGCATGGAAGCCGACCCCGAGACGATGGCCGAGCGGTACGGCGTCTATGGCGACGGCGGCCGGCTACCGGTCGGTGACATTTTCCCCAAGAAACCAGCCTATGTCATCCGGCACGAATATGGCCCGGCGACCGCGACGCGGCAGGCGATCGCCATGTCCTGGGGGATCATCCGCGTCATCCCGGGCAAACGTGTCGCGTCGATCGAGAAGCCAGTCACGAACGTCCGCAACCTCGAAAGCCCGTTCTGGCGCGGGACGCTCGCCAGGCCGTCGCAACGCTGTCTGGTCCCGTTCACCGCCTTCAGCGAATACGGAACGATCCGCGGGGCCGATGGCAAGCTACCGCTCCATTGGTTTGACGTGCCGAGCCAGGCGATATCGAGCTTCGCGGGGATATGGCGCACCGATCCCGAGCGCGGCATGGAATTCGCGTTTCTGACGTGCGAACCGAATGCAGTGGTCGCGCCGATCCATCCCAAGGCGATGCCGGTGATCCTTCATCCCGAGGACGAGGAGCGCTGGCTTTCCGGCGCCTGGTCCGATGTTGCCGACCTGGTCGCGCCCTTCCCGTCGCAGCTGATGCACGTCGCCTGATTCGACTCTTCCGTTCCGATCGAATAAGAACGAACAAGGAACAAACGGAGTGAGTCGGGATGGCAATCGCGGATGTGCTGAAAGGGCGGTGGCTGCTGCTCATTGAGGACCAGCAGTTCGATGAAGGCGAATTTCTGGTGTTCGAAGACAATAGGGTCATCGGACGCGACGATAAAACGCTGCATTCGACGTTCGATGGCGAGACGGCGTTGATCCAGCTCGACGAGTTCACCAGTCTGGCGATCAACCCCGGCGGTGCTGTCGTCGACGAGGACGCGGGATCGCTCGCCGGACGCGTGACGACAATGTTCGAGTTCGAGGCCGAGCCTGATATGGTGCAGCCGGCCACGCTACTGCGCCGGCCGGCATCGCCGGCAGAGGCGGTCACGGCAAACGAGAGTGTGGCCTAGCGCGCGACATTTTGCGGTATCCACAGGGGTATAGTCCCCGGCAATGATGCGAGAAAAGGGCGGTTTTCCGCCCTTTTTTGTGCCTGCGCAGCCTGGCGTAGCGCGGGTATCGCGCCCGGGATTGTGGGTATCGATATCGCTGAAACCCGCGGATTTCCGCGGCCGGGGCGGAGGGTGCCTCCGCCGCGACCATGCATATTTGCACCGAGAAAATGCATAATATGCATTGCAGGAATGCAGATCTACCGGTCCGGCCGGCGCACGTAGATCCTGCCATCAGGCCCAACCGCCTGGTCGGGCTTGTGCCAAGCCCACCACATCGTGCGCGGATTGAACCGCAATTCGACATAGCCGTGCTCGAACGCGTGCTTTCGCACGGTCTCGGCGAGCGGCTCGTCCGCGGCGCTGATCGCTTCTGACATAACGAAAGCTTTATATGCTGACCAACGCCGCGGTGAAAGCCGCGCGGCCGCGTCCGGCCGCTTACAAGATCGCTGATGGCGACGGCCTGGTGCTCAACATCGCGCCAACCGGCACGAAGAGCTGGCGGCTCCGGTTTCGCCTGGGCGGCCGCGAGCAGACGCTGTCGATCGGCCAATGGCCCGAGACCTCGCTCGACGCTGCCCGAGCCCGGCGTGATACGGCACGCGCGGCGATCGCGCGCGGCGATGATCCGCGCGCGGTCGAGATCGCGACATTCGAGGCCGCGGCGCGCGCCTGGCACGCGCACCAGGCCGAAGGTTGGTCCGACGTCCATGCCGGCGACGTGCTCGCCAGCCTCGAGCGCGACGCTTTCCCCGCGAT